TTCGTGGCCTTGACAAGTATACATCCTCAAAAGACATTTACATTAAAGCTACACCTATTCATGTAAGGGGTGTTTTACTTTATAATCATTTTTTAAAAGAATTAAATCTTACAAATAAATATGAGTTAATTCGTAATGGTGATAAGGTTAAATTTGCATATCTTAAAGAACCTAATAGAATTGGTGAGAATGTTATTGCAATTTCTCATGAATTACCAAAAGAGTTTGATTTAGAGAAGTATATAGATTATGATTTACAGTTTGATAAGTCGTTTCTTCAACCCGTTAAGAATATTTTAAATTCTATTGGTTGGAAACACGAAAATGTTGGTAGCCTTGAATCCTTTTTTTGAAAGAAATATATGACCAAATACATTGTAGATATTGATGGAACAATTTGTAATCAAGAACGACCAAAACCTAACTATCTAACAGCAAAACCTCATATGGATAGAATAGAAAAAATGAATAAGTTGTTTGACGAAGGACATGAACTACATTACTGGACAGCTAGAGGTAGTACTTCTGGTAAAGATTGGAATGATTTTACAAGACAACAATTAGCAGGATGGGGAGTTAAATCAACTTCTGTTAATTGTGGTAAACCTATATATGATATATGGGTAGATGATAAAGCTATTAGTGATGAAACATTTTTTAAGGAATAATTATGTGGACATATAAATGTAAATCAGGATTGTACAAGAGTGATACTTTAACATTTTTATTATTTGCTATAGTATCACATCGGTTTTCACATTTTATTAAGGGTGAAGGATTCAATGACTAATAATGAAAGGAGATAAATTATGGCGGTAAAGGATTTTATTAAACAATTGATTAAGGAGAGCAATAATGATATGGCGTCTGTTGTATCCAGTGGTATTATTGGTGATTGTAGTACTTTTATATGTACTGGATCTTATTCTTTAAATGCTCTATTATCAGGATCAATGTATGGTGGTGTTCCATCAAACAAAATATCCTGTTTTGCGGGATCAGAAGCAGTAGGTAAAACATTTATTACTTTAAGTATTGCAAATAATTTTCTTAATCAAGATAAGGATAATATTGTAATCTATTTTGAAAGTGAAGGTGCTTTAACAAAAGATATGATTGAAGAACGAGGACTAGATTCAAATAGGATCGGATTGTTTCCTGTAGCAACAGTAGAGGAGTTTAGAACACAATGCGTTAAAATTATTGAAAATAGTAAACGTGCAAAAGGTAAAATAATGATTTTCCTTGACTCGCTTGGAAATCTTTCTACAATGAAAGAAATGGGTGATGTTGCGAGTGGTTCTGATAAAAGAGATATGACACGAGCTCCAATGATTCGTGGAACATTTCGTACTCTTGCTTTGATGTTGTCAAAACATAATATTCCATTAATTATCACTAATCATACATACGATGCAATTGGTAGTATGTATCCAAAGAAAGAAATTTCTGGTGGTGGTGGAATTAAATATGCAGCGTCTACTATTGTTACTTTGGGAAAACGAAAAAACAAAGATGGTACTGAAGTTATTGGTAATATCATTAGATGTAAACTAGTTAAAGGTAGGATGACTAAAGAAGAGTCAATGGTTGAAATGATGTTAGATTATGCAAAGGGATTAGATAAATATTTTGGTTTGATTGCTATTGCTGAGAAGTATGAAATATTTAAGAAAGTATCAACTAGATTTGAAACACCATCTGGAAAAGCATTTGAGAAAACTATTATTAATGATCCCGAGAAGTACTTTACAGAAGATGTAATGAAACAACTTGAGGAAGCTGTATTTAAGGAGTTTAATTATGGTACTAAACAAAAAGAGACCAAGAGTGGAGAACAACAACCAGAAGACGTATGATGCATGGAAAACTTATCAAGCTATTTACGCTCATTTTACAAGGGAGTATGATTATTTCAAATATAATGGGAAATTGAATATGAATCAAGATTCCATGGAAAAACAATTTAGTAAACTAGCTGGTAAAGGTGGAGGGTGGTCAGTACAAAGAGCAATGTTCAATACTCTTGGATCACAATTTACAAATAAAGAAGATTTAGTATTTTTCTTTTTATCACAATTTACCAATGACATAACATATCCAGATAGATTTGATAGTGATATATATAGTGAGTATAAAGAGAGAATGAATAATTTTCATTTTCACTTAAAACGTGATACTGAAGAAATCACTAAGTATATGGATGAGTATGATAAAACATTTGATGAAATGTTTACAGCAGTGGGAATCAATCATCCACCTATAATGAAGCTTGGTTTATCTAAAACTATATCATTGGAAACATTTATTTCACTTGATCTCATGTTAGATTTTATGTCAACGATAGAAAAAAAATTGATTGATCCAGCTTCAAAGGACTATATTAAATTAGCAAGAAATTATAAACCGTTCTTGTCAATTAGTGTTGATAAAGAAAAACAAATAATTATGGATGTATTGATGAAAGGGTAATATGAGAACAGAGCAATTAATATTGGAGAATTTGATATATAATGGTCATTATTCAAGTGTTATTGGTATTTTTTTAAAACCTGAATATTTTAAAGATGGTAATGAGAAAATCATTTTTACTGAAATTCAAGAACATCTTACCGAGTACAATAGACCACCTACTGTAGAATCATTATCAGTAAAGTTATCGAATAGAAATGACTTAAATGAATTAAGTCTTAAAGGATGTGAAGAGCTCTTACATACATATAAAAAGAAAACAGATGATGAGGAATGGCTGTTACAAGAAACAGAGAAATGGGCGAAAGATCAAGCTGTATATAATGGTATAGTATCAAGTATTTCTATTTTAGAAGGTAAAGAAAAAACTTTATCAAAAGATGCTATACCAGAAATTCTTACACAAGCATTAGCAACTTCATTAGACCAAAGTGTAGGTCATAATTATATGGAGGATGGTGATGACCGTTGGGAGTTTTATCATAAAAAAGAATCTAAGATTCCTTTTGATATGGTAATGTTAGATAAAATTACAGCTGGTGGTATTTCACCGAAAACTCTTACAGTAATATTAGGTGGAACTGGTGTTGGTAAGACATTAGTTAAAACTCATTTAGCTTGTCAATACTTAAAACAAGGTTTAGATGTTTTATATATTACAATGGAAATGGCTGAAGAAAGAATTGCAGAAAGAATTGATGCTAACTTGATGGATATTGATATTGATCAATTATATTTATTACCAAAAGATAGTTTTCAAAAGAAGTTGAATAAATTAGATATTGGTAAACTAGTTATTAAAGAGTATCCAACAGCAGGAGCTCATACTGGTAATTTTCGTGCTTTAATAAGAGAATTGAAAATCAAAAAAGATTTTACTCCTAAAGTTATCATTCTGGATTATTTGAATATCTGTGCATCTAGTAGAGTTAAATGGACAGCAAGTATGAACTCTTATATCTATATTAAATCTATTGCTGAGGAAATTCGTGGTTTAGCTGTAGAGTGTAATGTTCCTATTATTACCAGTTCTCAATTGAATAGAGAAGGATTTGCAAGTTCTGATCCTGATTTAACTAATACTTCCGAGAGTTTTGGACTACCAGCTACAGCAGATTTAATGATGGCAATTATAGCAAAAGATGGAGATCCTGGTACTAAGAATCAAATACTATTTAAACAATTGAAAAATCGTTATAGTGATCTATCAGTAAATAGTAAGTTTCTGGTGAATGTTATTAAAAAAAGAATGAAATTAGAAGATATAGAAGAAGATTTACAACCTGTGTTAGCTAATGATGGTAGTAATAAATATTATGATAAGAAGACAGAAGCTGACACGGCATCTAATCCATTTGTACTAAAAATGAAGCCACAATCGAGAAAAGTTGACAATTGGAAGATATAATTAATCTTATAAATAGTCATGTAAATTATAAATATTATAAATATATGGTAATTATGAATGAAAAGATAAAAAAAATGTTCAAGGATGTAGTCAAGCAAAAGGGGAAATCTGCTAATGATAATTCTCTGCTTAGTTTGAATATCCACGCTAACGACCACGATAATGTATGTCCTTTTAGATCAATTCCGGTAGAAGAGTGTCCATTATGCATATTAGAGGATGTACTTAACCTATGAAAAACTTTAAAGATTTTATAACAGAAGCCCCAATGAGCGGCATCTTTAAAGATGAAAATGACATTAAACAATGGGCGAAGGACATAGAAAAAGGTGTTAATGTACCATTTATTGAAACGAGACTCTCGGCAGAAAAAACGGGTGTGGATAATTTGACTACTATTTTTATCTCACTCTCCTTTCAACCGAAAAAAGATTGGGGAAAATCAAAAACGGATGACAAAGTAGAAGGTGCGAGAGATTATGCAAAAATACGAGTTGATATGACTGGAATTATGGATATGCACCAGACCAACACATCTTGGGATTTTAAACTGAAGAAGGCCAAAGTAAAATCTGCAAAGGATGTCATTAGGAAACTTAATAACTGGATAAAGAAACCACACAAATGAAAAAATTCAAAGATTTTATAACAGAAGCAGTTTTTGATGACAATAGTATTAAAGGATGGCTGAAGGAATTAGACGAAGGTATTAATGCACCAGTTGTTAAAACGTCTGTATCTGATTTAGGAGGCACACCTACTATTATGTGTAAATTTTCTCTTGACGATCAAAAAGATTGGAAAGGTGGAATTTTTCAAAATTCAAGATATGCAAATTTACGCATTGATGCAGATGGAACTTTGGAGATGTTTCAAGCTAGTATGAAAGTTGGTATAAAGCGTTTACGCAAGTCAAAGATTAAATCTGCAAAAGATGCCATCAAGAAAATTAATACATGGATAGGAAAAGCATGAAGTCTTTTAAGAAATTTTTAACTTTATCAGAAGATATATCTTCTGCATTAACAGAAGCTGGAATCTCTAGAGATGCTGATTATCCAGAAGGAACACAAGTTGTTGTCAAATCTGGTAAAGTAAAAGCTTTGCAAGGAAAGTTAGATAAACTCGATGCAAAAATAATTATAACTCCTGAAAAGGTGTTGACGAAACAACTAGGGCCATTTACAAATGTTCCAGTAGTAGAGTTGGGAACTGGAAAGGATTTTGCGTATTTACAAGCTGGAAAAAAAGTATTTAAAGTAACAGGATCTGCTGGTGGTATTTCTACTTATTTTAATCATTATAAAATGCAAGACGGAATTAATTGGAATACACCATCATTAGAAACTGGAGCATGTATTGGTTTATATTTAGATGGTGAAGCAATGTTAGCCGATATTGGTACGAAAGGTGTTCAGCCAACTAAAAAAACTATTGATAATTGGAAAAAGAAAATTAAGGGTGTATTGGGAAATGGTCAAGATTGGGATAATCGTGGTGTTGAATCTATAAGTCAATCGGTAGATTCTATTTCTGT